CATTCGTGCTTCCGTTGCGCACGTCGCGTAGCGTTTAGCAGCGTTGCGTTTGAGGCCCTCGATGCGGGCGACAATGTCATCACCTAAAATAAGACTTCGGGAGGCGGCGGAACCTTCCTTGTCTAAGAAAACTGAAAGAATACACCAGTTCCAAAAACAATTTCGGAACGTGGTGTCAGTGACCCCGGTGGCGAGTTGGTTGTCCAAAACCGCTTGGAAACCATGCTTCTTGTTCTTCACCTTGTACGACCGTGAGGCCTCAAAGTGAAGGCGGATGAACCACTCTGGGCAACCCAGGCGGCGCATAAGCATGATTTCAAGACGCAGTACATCGCTGCACTGCTTCTTGTCGTTCGCGGAAAAATCGGACTCCAAAAAATCACCACGGCACTCATCGAGAAATGGAACATATTGTTGGGGTGTCCTCCCGTATGCAAATCGCACCTTGTGCGGTCCCGGCATGGATTCTGCAGCACCGTCAAGCCTGTGCATGAGTTCCCAGAAGATAGGCCCAGAAATCGCGTTGTAGAAATCTGTGCCCTTGTATATCACTCTGGGAGCCCAATTGGGCTTGTGCTGCACGAGCAGGGCCTCGCATTTGACAAACAGCTCCTTGTCGGAGTAGTCACCGATGTGTTGGGACGCCCAGTCCTCAACAGACTTGCGCATACGCGCCTGTTTCTCAGGTCCGAACCTGGCTATCCAGGGTTCGAACAATGCTTCGCCCCATTTAATCTCCGGGAGAGGAGTGGGTGCTATTGCGTTTATCAGTTTTATGGAAGTTCTGACAACTCTGTGTGATGCGACGCCAGCATCATAGTAATTGCAGCGTTTATTAACAGCCGCTAGGAAATTGGTATAACCCTTGTCAGGCACAACAGGATGAAACCCTGCAAGCCGCGGTCCGCCTACCCTCTGGATAGCACCTTCTTCTTGTAGTTTCAAGGGTGTGCGGAAATTATACTTCTTCCATAGCGGGCGAATAACGCCAGACGGAAGGGAATAAGATGGGTTACATCTCTTGACCAAGAGATGGGGAGCCGTCATCAACCGGTGTTGGTG